GCTTGACACGATCGGGTGGGAGGACGGCAAGCAATGATCCGCGCCCTCGCCATCTACCTCGGCGCCGCGCTCATGGCGGCGTGGGCCATCCTCCGCGCCTGGGACCACCTCCGCGGGCGCCGCGAGGTCTACTCCACCCGCTATCCGCGCCACCTCGACCCGTCCATCGTTCACGCCGGCTGGTGCCCGACGACGCGCACCGGCCGGCCGGACGATTGCGACTGCTCGGCGGAGTGGACCGCCGCATGACCAGGGGGCCGACCCGGATGCAGTGGCGCTGCCTCGTCATGCTTGACCGCCACGACGGCAACCGGAAGGCGGCCGCTCACGCCGTCGGCATCCGGGAGTGGACGCTCTCCTATCACCTCCGCGCCCTGTGCCGCTCGCAGGGGTTCGCTTCGGTTCACCGGGCGCTCATGTTCTACTGCGACGACCTGACGCGGGAGAACGGCAAGCCGCGCCTGGGGCGGTGCCAGCGCGCAACCGAGCAGGGCGACATGGGCCTGCTGGCGTAGGACACTCGTAGATCGTGGAGTTGTCGCGCCGATCGTTCGGCATGACATTCGGGCCATGAACCTCATCGAAGAGGCCCAGCGCCTCCAAGGGTCACCGGGAACACCCTGTCGGCTGGAAATGCTACGAAAGACGGACCCGATCCTCCACGCGGAGATTATCGAGGCTCTTTCGGCCGGCGTGCAGATGACCGCTCTCTCGCGAGCCCTCGCCGGGCGTTCGTTCAGCATCTCCGCGGACTCGCTGAGCCGTCACCAGCGCGGCGAATGCGTCCGATGTCGCTTGTAGACGACGCCCGGCGCATCGAGCGCGACGAGGACGCCGATAAGCGGTTCATCCGCACGCTGAAGGAACAGGCCAAGTACCGCGAGGAGGAGCTGGCCTCCCTGCGTCGGCAACTCGACTTCACGACGGCGATCGACCAGGCGAAGCTCCGCCCGCCGCGCTGGCTCACGCCGGCCCGGAAGCCGAAGGGCACCGGGATCGTCTGCGTGACGCTCTGTGACTCCCACTTCGACGAGGTCGTGCGGCCCGAGGAGATGTTCGACTACAACGCCTACAACCGCGCGATCGCGGAGAAGCGGCTGCGGCGCTGGGCCGAGAAGACGGTCACCCTCGGTCGCGATCACATCTCGGGCATGGACTACGACGGGATCACGGTGTTCGTCGGCGGTGACATCTTCTCGGGGACCATCCACGACGAGCTATCCGAGACGAACGCCGACACGCTGTACGGCTCGGTGGTCCATTGGGTCGAGCTCGTCGAGGCCGCGCTCCTGTCGATCGCCGACCACTACCAGCGGGTCCACGTCGCGGTGACGGTCGGCAATCATGGCCGGAGGACGAAGAAACCGCGGGCGAAGCTTCGCGTCCGCGACAACATCGAGTGGTTGTTCTGGCGCGTCATCGAGCGCTCGCTCCGGGCCGACAAGCGGTTCACCTGGTCGATCCCCGAGGCGATGGACACCTTCGTCCAGGTCTACTCGACGCGCTACCAGCTGACCCACGGCGACCAGTTCCGCGGCGGCTCCGGCATCTCCGGCGTCCTGACGCCGCTCATGCTCGGCTCGCACCGGAAGACGCGGAAGGCGATCGCGATGGGAGCGCCCTACGAGGTGCTCGTCCTCGGCCACTTCCACCAGCTCCTCTTCCTTCCGGGCATCGTCGTCGGGGGCTGCCTCAAGGGCTACGACGAGTACGCCTCGTCGATCAACGTCGTGCCGGAACCGCCCACCCAGGCGTGGTGGGTGACGGACCCCAAGCACGGCATGAGCATTCGCGCCCCGCTCCACGTCGGGGACCGCGCCTCCGAGGGCTGGTAATGCGCCGACTTCTCGCCGTCACGCTGGCATTCGTTCTCGTCGCCGTCTACATCCCTTTCCCGGCCGGCGCCGAGACGACGCTGGAGGAGCGCGTCGCGGCGCTCGAGGCCCGCGTCGCGGCGCTCGAGGCGCTCCACGGCCTGACGCCCACGCCGACCCCGACCGCCAGCCCGTCCCCCACGCCCGCGCCCACCGCGACGCCGACCGTGGCACCGACCGTGGCACCGACCCCCACCCCGACCCCCAGCACGGCCGTCCGCGTCGCGTCCATCCCCGCGCTCCTGTCGGCCCTCGCAGACAACGCGGTGGCCGAGATCGTTGTCGCCAATGGGACGTACCGCATCCCCGGCGCCTCGTCGTCGGCCGGTCAGACGGGCGGCCTGTGGGTCAACGAGCGCTTCGCTGGCCGTACGCGGCCAGTCCTCGTCCGGGCCGAGACGACGGGCGGCGTGACGTTCGACGGCGGAGGGGCGCGCTATTGGATCGGCCTCGCGTTCCTCGGCGGCGCCCACGACCAGACGTGGCAGGGCTTCCGTTTCGCCAACGCGGAGCCGACCGGGACCGGGGCGATCGTCCTCGGGTGGGGCGGTTCGTTCTCGACTGCGGCGCCCTACGGCATCACGCTGCGCGACATCACCATCGAGCGGACGATCGTGTCGGTCGGCTCGGGCGCCAATGACCACGGTATCTACTTCTCGCAGTCCATCGGCGGCGTTCACGACATCCTCGTCGACCGGCTGACCGTTGACGGGCGCGGTGGACTTGACTCGGCGCTTCACTTCTATCACTCGACGACGACCGAGCCGAACGCTCGCAACGTGACCGTCCGCAACATGACGGTGACGGGAACGGGACAGGCCGTGATCCTGTGGGACCGCACCATCAGCGACATCGTGATCGAGGACTCGACGATCACCGGAGCCGGGATCGCCGTGCGGTATGAGCAGGGCGGAACCGTGACGCTGCGCCGTGTCACGTCTTCCGGTTCGATCTCGGCGGGGTTCTACTCGTCGCTCGGCAAGACGCCGCCAGGCGTCACGTTCATCGACTGCGACCTCCGATGAGCAGCGGCGAGGCCGACGGGATGCGGGCGATGCGGTCGCTCGACGCATGGCGCTTCTGCCGGGTGGACGGATGCTCGTGGCGCATCTCGAATGGCGAGGTCTGCCAGGAGCACGGCGGGCGTCCGCTCGGCGCCGTCCGCTCCGACGAGTTCGGGGAGTCCTCGGACACCTACGCCGACCCCGGCCTTCGCGCCGCGTGGCGGTACTCCGAAATCGTGGAGTAGCGGGGCCCGGTAAATGGCCGCACCTTTACCGTGACGCAATGGGAAGACAGGATCCGCCCGCCGGGCCGCCTCCACCCGGCGGGCACCCCCATATCCCGCCGGCCGACGGCCTTCGCGGGACAGGCCGGGGAAGCGCCGCCACATACGCCCGGCCAAACAAACGGTGACGAATGGCAGACGACATGAGCGTACCACACGAGTTTCGGGGAAGCGTCACCGATCGACTGGACAGGCTGGAACAGGCTCTTGTAGACCTGAAGGCGGAGATGCGCGACCTCCGGGCCAACGCCACGGAGCGCCGCAGCAACGACGAGGCCAGGCTGCGGAAGCTAGAGGACACGATGCTCGTCTGGGACACACGATGGACCACGGTGAGCACGATGCTAACCCGCGTCTTCGGAGTGTCGATCGTCGGGGCCGCGGCTTCCGTCATGGCGATCGTCGTCGCCCTCATGGCCGTGATAAACCCATGAGCGTGGCGCCTCGCTCCCTCCTCGATCTCCAGTCGTACTGGATCGCCCAGGGCGGCGTTTCGCTCGGCATCGTCGGGAACGCGGTACATTGCAAGGGCTACCACCTCGGCCGTGATCGCATCTTCGGCGCGTGCGCCTGTCGCCCGAAGAACATCTGCCAGCCGGGCCTCGGCTCCCGCGACTACTCCGCCCAGACGGCCCGCGACAGGGCCGGCCTGTCGAATGCCGCCTCGGCAATCGACCTCGGGCGACTCGGCGGCAGCCTCGCGAACCTTCGTGACTTCAGCTCGTGGCTCGTCGAGCGATGTCGGACGAACCAGCCCGGCACGGCCGACTTCCGCGAGATCATCTACAGCCCCGACGGCAGCACGGTCCTGCGATGGGACCGCGAGCGCGGCCACGCCTCGGCCCCACGGCCCGGCGAGGGCGACGACTCGCATCTCACGCACACGCACATCAGCTTCTACCGCGACTCGGAGGACCGCGACAAGCGGCCTGTGTTCGAGCCCTACTTCGATGGAGGCGAGATGGTTCCTGTCCTGACTCGGACGCCGGCCACCGTAAGCCTGGCCGCGGGCGTCCAGCTCTACGACCTCGGCCGCAAGCCGCAGGTGAAGGTGAGCGTGGCCGGCGACCGATACAGCCCGTTCGTGTCGGACGCGACCTTCCGCGGCGTCGTCGTCACGACCGGCGGCAAGCAGCAGCTCCTCCTCGTCAAGACGGCCGACGCGAAGAACCCGCGCCCGATCGCCGATACCATGCACACCGTCACGCTCCAGATCGACGGTGCCGAAACGTTCCGAACGGAGGTCTAGCCATGCAGTTTCTCGTCGACCTGTGGAGGCGCGAGCCGGTCCGCATCATCGGCTTCGTGCAGACGGCCGTGATCCTGGCGGTCGCGTTCGGCCTGAACCTCACCGCCGACCAGCAGGCCGCCATCCTCGCGTTCGTGGCCGCCATCCTCGCCCTGCTCGGCGCCGAGGTCGGCCGGTCGCAGGTCACTCCGGTAGCCAGGCCGGATGACGGGGCGTGACATGAAGCGCGGTTCCTGTCGGTGCGCGGTGTGCGGCCATTGCCGTCGCAACCATTCGCCGGCATGCTCCCGCTGCGAATGCCGGTGGTTCGTGTGAGCGACGGCCGGCTGATCCGCGACGAGAACGGCAACGTCTTCCGCATCCCGTGCGGCAAGGCGGACGTGCCGTCGTGGTCTGTCGACTGGATCGGCGAGGACGGCAGGTGGCGCGTTGTCGTGTTCCCCGGCCTCGCGCGGCGCACGGATACGGCGGTGGAGCGGAAGGCGCAGAAGGTGGCGACGGCATGACCCGCGTCAACAACCGCCCACGCCACCAGAAGCTTGCCGCAGTGTTGGCCGCCGACCTGTCGGGGGTCACAGAGGCGGAGCGCCAGACCGGTATCCCGCACTCGACGATCCGCTACTGGATGGAGCAGCCGGAGTATGCCGAGTTCCGCCGTAAGGCGCGCGAGGAGTTGGCCGACGCCATCCGCACCGTCGCCGCCCTCGCCTGGCAGCGGGTTGCCGAGGGCCTCATCGCGGGCACCTTCGAGCCGCGCGACATCCTGTTCGCCGCCGAGAAGTCAACCTCGCTCATGCAGCTCCTGTCGGGCCACCCGACCGAGCGCGTGGAGTCGGTGACGGGCGCAATGAGCGACCATGAGCGGGAGCAGCTCCGCGAGGTGCTGCGCCGTGCCATCGCCGACGCTGATCGTGTGGAGGCGTGATGCTCGACACCATCCCGCCCGACCTCCTCCGCCCGGTTCTCGCCGAGCTCGGCATCGCGTGGCACCTCCGAGCCCGCCCCGAGCAGCGCCCGCCGCTGGGGCCGTGGCGCATCTGGTACGTCCGTGGTGGCCGTGGATCGGGGAAGACGTGGACCGGCTCGAACGCGCTGGCCGAGATGTCGGAGTCCACGGTCGGCGCGTTCGGCGTCGTCGCGCCCACGTTCGCCGACATGCGCGACAAGTGCATCGAGGGACCGTCGGGCGTCCTCGCCGCGCTCGGGACCACGGCCGCCGAGGTGCGCCGGGGGGGCTCGGCCAAGGTGGAGATGTGGAACCGCAGCCTCGGCGAGATGCGGCTGCGGAACGGCTCGACGATCCACGGCGACGGGGCCGACGACGGCGCCCCCACCATCCAGGGCTTCAACCTCAACGGCCTGTGGGCCGACGAGGTGGGCCTGTGGCGCCGCTGGCGCGAGGCGTGGGAGGAGTCGATCCGCTACGCCGTCCGCATGGCGCCGGCCCGCATCGTGGCGACCGGCACGCCGAAGCGCGGCCACCCGCTCGTCCGCTCCCTCATGGCGGATCCCGCCGTCGTGAAGACGCTCCTGCGGACGAAGGACAACGCCGCCAACCTGGACCCCGCCCTTCTCGCCGAGCTGTACGCGAAGTACGCGGGCACGGTCCTCGGCCGGCAGGAGCTTGAGGGCGAGATCCTCGACGACATCCCCGGTGCCCTGTGGAGCCGGGAGATGCTCGACTACGCGCAGCCGGCGCGCCGGATGGACACGAAGACGCGGGAGGCCATCTTCGACCTCGCCCGCATCGTGGTCGCCATCGACCCGGCCGTCACATCCGGCGAGGACTCCGACGAGACGGGCATCGTCGGCGCGGCGCGCGGGGCCGACGGCCGGGGCTACGTCCTCGCCGACGCCTCCTGCCGGATGCCGCCGGCCGATTGGGCGAAGCGCGCCATCGCGCTCTACCACGACCTCCGGGCCGACCGGATCGTCGCCGAGGCGAACAACGGCGGCGACCTCGTTTCGACGGTCATCCGCACGATCGACCCCAACGTACCGGTGACGCTCGTTCACGCGGCGCGGGGCAAGCGGACGCGAGCCGAGCCGATCAGCGCGCTCTACGAGCAGGGCCGCGTCTCGCACGTCGAGCCGCTACCGGAACTGGAAGACCAGATGTGCTCCTACACCGGGGCGCCGGGCGAGGACTCGCCCGACCGGATGGACGCCCTCGTCTGGGCACTCACCGATGTCATGGGCGTATCGACCGGGACCGCCTGGGGTGGCGGGACCGCATGGGGCGGAGAACAGGCGGCAGCGACAGCATGACCCTCTTCGACTCGCTCCCGCCCGACCAGGCGGCCCGCATCGGCGTCCTCGGCGAGCCCCCGCCCAAGGCCGCCACCGGCCCCGGCGTGGCGATGATCCAGTTCGGCACGCCGCTCTCGGCGTTCTCGCGCACGCCGCAGAAGCTCATGCGGGAGGCGCAGGCGCTCTACCACGCGAACCCGTGGATCGCGTCCGCCGAGCGCACCGTGACGCGCCGCGTGGCCGGGCTGCCGTGGCACCTCGAAGACGAGAACGACGAGGAGATCGAGGAGGGCGGGACGGGACCGACCTCCGTAGTGCGGCAACTGCTCGATCGCCCGCAGGCCAACCTCCCGAACGTCGGGCGCAAGATGACCCGCCGCGAACTGTGGTCGGTCACGTCGCGGCACATGGGCCTGTGCGGGATGGCGTACTGGTATCTCGACCAGCCGGACGCCTCGTACAAGTTCCCGCTCGGGATCATGTACGTCAACCCGGCGCGGGTGTGGACGGCCGAGGACGCCGCGGGGAACCTCATCGGCTGGGTGCTCGACCCGAAGGATGACACCGGCCGCGGCGGCGTGCCGCTCGACGTTCACGAGCTCCTGCCGTTCTACCTCGACCCGCCGGACTTCGGGCACTACGCCACGGGACTCGTCGAGGCGGCGGGCCTCAAGGCGAAGATCACCGACTACGCCGACCGCCACGCCGCGTTCGTCCTGGCGACCGGCGGTCGGATGGCGGGCATCGTGGCGCCGAAGGCCGGCATCCTCACCGAGGACCAGTTCGCCAAGCTGGTGCGCGAGTTCCGCAACGTGGCCGAGGCGCCCGACGCCGCGAAGCGCCTGACGATCCTTGAGGGCCCGGTGGACTTCACGCAGACGGCGGCCTCGCCGTCGGACCTCGCGCTCACCGACCTCTCCAAGATGAACCGCGACGACATCTTCGCGGTGTGGGGCGTTCCGCCGTCCATCGCGGGCATCCCGGCCCCCGCCGGCCTCAACAGCGGCGACTCGCGCAAGATCGACGAGGCGACGCTCATGCAGGGCGCTGTCCACGATCGCGTCGTGTCGATGCAAGAGACGATCCAGTACGGCCTCCTCGACCGGCTGCCGTTCACGGTGAACCTGGTGATCGAGGAGCCGACGTTCGACGACGACATGCCGGCCTACGAGGTTGCCGCGAAGGCGCGCGACCTCCCGCTCACGAACGCCGAGCGCCGCGAGCTCGTCGGCCTCGGCCCGTTCGGCAAGCCGGAGATCGACAACGCCGTGTGGCTGCCGGTCGGCTTGACCGAGGCGTTCACGGGCGGCCCGGACGGGCCCAGCCCGACCCCCGAGCCGGTGGCGCCGCCGACCCCGCCACCGTTCACGGGGGAGCCCGAGCAGTCGATGCCAGCGAAGGCGTCGCCCCTCGCCAAGCTGCGGTCGAAGCTCGACAAGGTGAACGTCCCGGCCATCGAGCGCGCCGTCGCCAAGGTGCTCGAAGAGCAGCGCGACGAGATCGTGGAATGGGTGCGCGGCCACGCCGAGCACGTCTTGGCGAACCCGAAGGACACGCGCTGGTGGAACGCGGCCAGGTGGGACAAACGGCTGCGCGACGCGATCGCCCCCTACTACGCGCGGACGGGCGAGGCGGTCTACTCGGGCGTCGGCGCGACGATGCCGCGGAAGGCCGACCCGCTGGCCGAGGGCATCGTCTCGACGCTCCTCACTCGCGCCGGCAAGCGGATCACGGGCATCAACGAGACGACCCGCGACGAGGTGCTGCGCGTCATCCGCGAGGCGCTGGCCGAGGGGTTCGAGCAGGGCGACCCGGCCCGCATCCTCGGCGAGAAGGTGGCCGCCGCCGCCGCGTTCGACGAGTATCGCGCCGAGCGCATCGCCCGGACGGAGGCCATGTGGTCGTACAACACCGCCGCACTGGAGTCGTACCGAGCCCATGACGTGGAGTACGTCGAGGCGCTCGACGGCGACGGCGACGAGGCGTGCGCCGCTCGCAACGGCAACATCTTCACGCTGGCCGAGGCGGCCATCGAGACGGAGGCCGAGCACCCGAACGGGACGCTCGATTGGTCGCCCGTCGTGGGCTACGAGGTGGTAGAGAAGGGAGCCGACGTGCAGGAAGCCGACGTGCGCCGGATCGTGGCCGAGATGGTCGGCAAGGCCGGCGAGCTCCCGGCGGCGACCATCGTCACCCCGATCCACGTTCACCCGCAGTTCGCAATGACGATGCCGGAGCAGCCCGCCCCGGTGGTCGTGAACCAGGTCACGGTGCCCGAGCAGGCCGCGCCACAGGTGACGGTCAACGTGCCCGAGCAGAAGGCCGAGGCGCCCGTCGTCAACGTGACGGTGCCGGAGCAGAAGGCCGCGATGGTGCAGGACATCCGCATCGTGAGCCAGCCCACCGTCCGCAACACGGTCCTCCGCGACCGGGCGGGCCAGATGATCGGAACGATCGAGGAACCCATCGATGGCTGACACGACGAAGATCAGTAACGCTGCCGCGACCGCGGAGGCCGGCGCCTTTGCCGACCTCCTGAACAACGGCTATCTCCGCATCTACGACTCGACGGGCGGCACGGGCCAGCCGGCCACGGTGGACACGGCCATCGGCTCCCAGGTGCTTCTCGCTGAGCTGCGGTTCGCGGCCACGGCCGAGTCCGACATCACGAACGGCGTCATCACGTTCGCCGCGCTCACGGCCGACAGCGCCGCAAACGCGACCGGCACGGCGACGTGGTTCCGGGCGTTCTCCTCGAACGGCACGTCGGCCGTCTGGGACGGCTCGGTCGGCACGGCCACCTCGACGCTGAACCTGAACACGACCTCGATCGTGGCAAACGCCGAGGTGTCGGTCACCTCCGCGACGTACACGGTCAACAAGGGCTAGCCGATGCCGCGGCGCTGCTCGTTCGCCGTTGCCGACACGGTCGCCGCCAACTGGAGCGGGGCCGGCACGAACTACGTCGTGCAGGCCAACAACGGCGCGTTCTACATGGTCTACATCGACGCCGCCTCGGACGTGTCCTACCGGAAGTCCACCGACGGCGGGCAGAACTGGGGGCCGGCCGTCCTCGCCGCGACGGCCGGCACCACCACGAACCTCGCCGTCTGGTACGACCGTTGGACCGACACGACCGGGACGCTGGGCGACCGCATTCACTTCGTCTTCACCGACTCCGGCAACGACGACACGTTCTACCGGACGCTGAATACAGCCGACGACACGCTCTCGACGCAGACGGTCATCTTCGCCGGGGCCAGCACGGCGGCCGGCGGGCACCTGTCGGTGACGCGAGCGGTGGGCGGCAACGTCTACTGCAAGACGGTGATCGACGCAGGCGCGGAGGGCGGGTTCTACCGGCTGCCGACCGCCAACGTGCCGAGCGGCGCGTGGGACGCGGCCCGGACGGTGGACGAGACGATCGCCACCCTCGACCAGATGATCCTGCTCCCCGACTACGATGCGGCCGATACGCAGGACATCATGGCGATCTTCTGGGACGCCTCGGCCAACGAGATCAGCCGGAAGCTGTACGACGACTCGGCCAACACATGGTCGGAGACGAGCATCGCCACGTCGATGACCGAACTCGGCACCGGCACCGCCTTTGCCAACTTCGCCGTCGCCCCGGACCCGACGAACACGCGCCACGTCCTCGTCGCGTGGAGCGCGACCGACACCCTGAACGCCGACCTCCGGTGCTGGACGGTGGACGCCTCGACGATCACCGAGACGACCGCGAACGTCGTGCTGGACTCCACCGACGACCAGGGGCTGTGCGCCGTGGCGATTAACACGGCGACCGGCTACTGGCACGTCTTCTACGGCGGTGCGTCGGGCGGCACCGAGACGTGGAACACGTCGATCAACGTCTACATGAAGGTGAGCCAGGACAGCGGCGCGACGTGGGGGCCGGAGACGCGGATGACGACCGGCACGGAGGACGCCTCGACCCTGCGCCACCTCTACACCTGTCCGCGGTTCACGGGCCAACCCGTCTTCGCGTTCGTCCGAGACGGCGCCCAGACGGACGATCTGCGGTTCAACGCCGACATGACCGAGCCGCGCGCCACCTACCAGCTCGGAGTGTGACCGATGGCCGCCCCCTATAACCCGCCCGTCAAGAACGAGGACTTTCTCTTCCGCATCGCGCTGGAGGACTACGCGAACCCCGGCAACTTCAAGTCGAACCCGACCATCGCGGCGGGCGACTTCAAGGTGGCGGTGGACGCGACGGCGCTCGCCAACCTCGGCACGCTGCCCTCGGTCAGCCCGGCGTCCTCGGTCCTCGTCCTCGTCACCCTGTCGGCCTCCGAGATGAACGGCGATGTCATCACGCTGGTCGGGATCGACCAGACCAGCCCGAAGGAATGGGCCGACGTGGTGATCTGCATCCCGACGACGAGCGCGTAGATGCCCTTCCGCCTGTTCCTCGGCGCCAAGCCGGCCGACGGCGGTATCGCCGGCACGCTCGCCGGGACACAGGCCGCCCAGACGGCTACGGTCGCGGGCAAGCTGACGATCGCGGGCACCGTCGCGGGGACGCAGGCGGCGCAGTCGGCGGTCCTCGCCGGGCTGCACATCCAAGATGTCACGGCCACGCTGGCGGGCACGCAGGCCGCGCAGACGGCCGCCATCGCGGCCAAGCAGTCGATGCTCGCCACGGCGGCCGGCACTCAGGCCGCGCCGTCCGGCGAGATCACCGCCGTCGAGCGAATGGCGGGCGCGCTGGCGGGCGCCCAGGCGGCGCCGAGCGGTTCGCTGGCCGGGGCCGAGACGCTCCGGGCCACGCTGGCCGGAACGCAGGCGGTACAGGCGGGCGAGATCGCGGCCACGCTGGCGCTCCGGGCCGTCCTCGCGGGCGCGCAGGCGGCGCCGGCCGGCGCGCTGGAGGGCGATGTCTCGGCCGTCCCGATCACCGGGACGATCGCCGGGACGCAGGCGCGGCAGACGGCGGTCCTCATCGGCATCGGCGGGATCGACACGGGCGGCGGTCGCGGCCGTCGGTCGGCTCCGCAGTCGCGTCGCCCGGTGCCCGACAACCGGGCGCGGATCGAGGAAGAGGAACTCCTGCTACTGGTCGCGTGACTCCGAAATCGTGGAGTAGCACGGGCGGGCGCTCCATCGCACGCTAGGCGGTGATCCTATGGAACTGCACCGGACGCCAGTCGAAATCAAGGCCGAGCCCCTGTCCACGTCCCAGCTTGACCGCTGGCTCGCGGGCCGGACGCCTCGCCGCGTCCTCGTCGTGCCCTTCGGCGGGCCGATCCCATCCCCGAAGGCGCCGCGCGGTGTCGATCTTGACGGCGAGTGGTTCAGCGAGCGGACGGACCTGACAGGTGACTACGCCGTGCTGAGGGCGAGCCGGGTGCGCCTGGTGGACTGGCATCACGGCGTGGACCCCGTGGGGAAGATGAAGGGCGCCATCCTCGGCCGCATCGTGCTCGACGAGAACGCCGAGGATGACGGCTACTGGGCCGACTTCTGGGCGAACGCGGGCGAGAAGCGACTGGCTCTCGTCAAGCGGCTCGAGGAGCGCGGCGCGGCGCTGTACGGCAGCTCCCGGGCCGCGAACAAGGCGGCCGACCCGGACACCGGCGAGATCACCTACTGGCCGCTGATCCGCCACACGATCACCACGTCACCCCAGAACATCCTCGCGGTCGTGCCGCCCATCAAGGCGGTGCTCGACCATCCAGACCTTGCCGAACAGCCGGCGGACGCCCTGCGGGCGCTCCTGGCGGGCCTTGCCGACGACCTCACCCAGCCTCATCCGGGCCCACGCCGTTCGGATGACGTGAAGGCGGGTCGCGTGCTCTCCGCTCGCAACCTGAGCGCTCTTCTCGACGCCCTTGCCGCGTTCGACGTAGCCGCCGAGCGACTGCGCGACGTGATCGCGCGACAGCCGGAGTACGGCTCCACCACCGAAGACTAGGGGCGGAGAAACGGAGTTCCACCACCTATGAGTGGTATCGAGGTCACCCGCGACCTGTTCGCGGGTTCCGACACCCTCGCCGGCGACCTGGCGGAGAAGGTCGGCAAGGCCGCGGCCAAGCTCGACGAGCTGGTCAAGGCGATGGACGAGGCGAAGGACACCGACACGGCCCGCTGGCAGGCGCTCAACGACGAGCGCAAGGCCGAGGCCGAGACGCTCGCCACGCTCAAGGCCGAGTACGACAAGGCCAAGCGCGAGGCGGACCACAAGGCCGCCATCGAGGAGACGCGCCGGATGCTCGAGGGCGTCCGCTCGCCGTCGAAGGCCGCGATGATCGGCTTCGGTCGCAGCGTCGTCGGCACGTCCTACGCGCCCGGCACGTTCATCAAGGCCGTGTACGAGGCCCGGAGCATCGACGCGATGCCCGAGCAGCGGCAGGCCGCGAAGGCGATCCTCGACGGGATCGGCTCGCGCTACCAGACCCCGCAGGAGGCCGGCTCCAAGGCCACCATCGGGACCACCGACGCCACGGGCGGCTGGCTCCTGCCGAACGCCATCGTAGACGACCTCATCAAGGTCGGGCGCTACGAGTCCCCCGTGGTCCGCCTCGTCACCCGGCGCACCGGCCTTGCCGGCGTGACCGGCGTGGACATCCCGTACCGCCGGACGGACGCCTCCGCCGCCGCCGCGATCGTGTGGGGCAGCGAGAAGACGAACGTCAACCTGACCTACGAGGGCTACACGGCGACCCTCTACACGCTCGCCAAGATCTACGACGTGTCGAAGCAGCTCCTCGCCAAGTCGGCGGGCGCTGTCGAGGCCGACGTGGCCGACGAGCTCGCGCGTTCGTTCGCGCTCGGCGAGGCCGCCTACATCTTCAGCGGCACGGGCTCCAACCAGCCCTACGGCCTGCAGACGGCGCTTGCCCTCGGCGGCGCCTCCTCGTTCACCATCTCCACGCCGGCGGCTGCCGCAACGCAGGCCGGCTCCATCATCTCGATCATCGCGGCCCAGGCGTCCGCTCTCGCGGGCCGGAACCGCAAGGCCGAGGCGGCGGTCGTCAGCCCCGGCTCGGTCTGGACGCTCGCGTCGCAGGGCACCGACAACGCCGGGTTCTTCCTCGACGTGACCTCCGACCCGACGACCCCCACGATCCGCGTGTTCGGCATCCCCGTCTACGGGGACAACAACATCGTGGGCACCGACGACTCGATCGTCGGGGAGTGGTCGGCCCTGAAGGTCTACTACGGCGAGGGGTACCGCGTGGACTCGACCGACGTGGCCGGGACGCGCTGGGACTACAACCTCGTCGGCTTCCGTGGCGAGATGGAGATGGGCCTCGACGCCCGTCCCGCCGTCTTTGCCGGGGCCTTCTCGTTCTTCGCGGACATCATCCCGTAGGACTGGGCTAGGCCACTAGATGCCCCCGGAGCCGGACCCGCCCCCGGCTCCGGGGACGCACCACAGGTAGGGCGAAGAAGGGCGGGAATGGAGAACATGGAGCAGATCGAGGTTCACGACGTGAGAACTCCCCGAGGGCACCACGCCCGGATGGGGTGTCGTGCCGGAACCTCGGACCTCGCCACCGTCGGCAGCACGTTCGAGCTGTGGGGCCAGCTCCACGACGAGTACGGGACCGCCGACATCTTCCTCGACGACGGCGCGTTCGTGGACGTGGGTGCCCACATCGGCTCCGTCGCCATCGCCGTCCTGCTCGACAACCCGCGCGCCCACGCGATCTGCGTGGAGCCGCTGCCGGAGAACGTCGAGCTTCTGCGGGCCAACGCCAGGCGCAACGGCGTGAACGAGCGGCTACACGTCGTCGAGGGCGCGGCGGGCAGGGGCAAGACCGTGGTGGTCCGCTACGGCCCCGACGACGCCCACCGCTACATCGCCAACATCCGCGGCGCGACCGGCGAGTATGTCACCGTCCCAGCGATCACGCTCGCCCAGATCGTCCGCCTGGCGGGCGGGCGCATCGACGCCATGAAGATCGACTGCGAGGGCGGCGAGTATGCCCTCTTCGCCGCCAAGCCCGAGACGCTCCGCAAGGTCGGCCGGATCACGGGCGAATACCACGGCGGCGAGCAGCCGCTCCTCGACCTCCTCGATCGAACACACGCCGTCACGGTGACGCGCGGCGACCGCTACGTCGGTCACTTCGAGGCGGTGCCGCGGTGAACGTCCTCCTGCTCACGTCGCACTCCATCGCCGAGTACGACGACCTTCGGATGCTCACCGACCTCGGCTACCGGACGTTCTCGATCGGCGCCTACACCGACCCGGCGAACCCCGGCGACGACAAGCGCCCGGCCCTGCCGGACGCGCCGTACTACTCCGATCTCGCCCGCCTCGTCGAGGAGAGCCGAGAGGGCCGAGCCGACCCCGGTCCGCTCATCGACTGGGCCAAGGCCGAGCTGCACCCCGACCTCATCGACTGGGCCGACGCGATCATCTGCCACCACTTCCCGGCCGAGTGGATCGCCCGGCAATGGACGCGCATCCGCCACAAGCGGGTGATCTGGCGGACGTGCGGCCAGTCCAACCCGGCGCTCGAAGGGCTGATGCGCGGCTTCCGCTACGAGGATCTGCTGGAGATCGTCCGCTACTCGCCCGCCGAGCGCCGGTTCTTCGAGCCGCTCGGGACGTGGGCCGGCCAAGATGCCGTGATCCGGTTCGGCAAGTATCCCGGCGACTACCCTGAGTGGACCGGGACCGAGCGGACGGTGCTCAACGTCACGCAAGGGCTCATCCAGCGCGGCGAGCACACGCACTGGGATTTCTGGGAGGACGCCACGTCGGGCCTCCCCCGGATGCCCATCGGCCCCGGCTCGGAGGCCATCGGCGGCGCGGGCAGCGTGCCCTACGATGCGATGCTCGCGTGGCTGGCGCGCGGGCGGGCCTACCTGTACACGGGGACGCAGCCGGCCTCCTACACGCTCGGCCTCATGGAGGCGATGTTCGCGGGCATCCCGACGCTCTCGATCGGCCCCGCCGCGATGTGGGCGCCAGACCTGTTCGAGGGCCACGAGATCACGCGGCTGTGGGCCGACGATCCCGGCATGGCGAAGCGCAAGCTGCGCGACCTCCTCGATGACTGGGACTACGCCCGCGCGATGGGCGCGGACCAGCGGCAGCGCGCCATCGACCTCTTCGGCATCGAGACGGTCGGCGCGCAGTGGCGCGAGTTCCTCGGAGCGCCGGCATGAGCCTTCGCATCCTGGCCGACTTCCACCATCACGCGCTCTGGCAGTCCTACGTCCTGCTCGCCCGCCGCTTCGGATGGGAGCTGTACCGGCCGATCGGCATGGAGTGGTTCGACGCCGGATACTGGCAGTTCGAGAAGAAGTTTCACGGCGACCTGGTCGCGCGCCAGTACCTCTCCACGCTACCGGATGACGTGGACAGGGGCGACCATTCGGAGCGCCCCGATCGCAAGAACCCCGGCGAGACGTTCCGCATGGTCACGCTCGACCAGTTCCGCGCCCAGCACTGGGACGTGGTCGTCGCCTCCGTGCCCGACAACGAGCGCGGGTTCGCATCGCTGGCCGGCGCGGTCGGCGCCAAGTACGTCGTGCAGGTCGGCAACGAGGGCCAGCACATCGACCGCTCGCTCCGGCCGATCGTCCTCGCGTCGGCCGCCAACATCGCCTACGACGTGGGCGTGACCTACCACCAGGAGTTCGACCTCGGCACGTTCCGCTACGAGCCGCCGACCGGCTTCGGGCCGGTGTCGTCGTTCGTCAACTGCTTCCCCGAGACGCCCGAGTACCCGCGCTTCCTCGACCTCGCCCGCGCGCACCCCGACCTCGATTGCCGAGTGTTCGGCGCCTACGGCTCCGCCCCGCTCGACGAGTTCGCGCAGGGCGACATCGAGGCGACCCCGGCCGTGGCGAACGCGATGCGGGCGTCGGGCCTCATCTACCACGCGAAGTATTGGAGCGACGGCTACGGGCACGTCATCCACAACGCGTTCGCGGTGGGTCGGCCGGTCCTCGGCTCGTTGCGGTACTACCAGCACAAGATGGCGGAGCCGCTGTGGGTCGAGGGCGTCACGTCGTTCGACATCGACCGGCTCGGCAGCCGTGACGAGGCGGCCGACCTCATCCGCTCCCTGCGGGCCGACCCCGAGCGCTACGTCCGCATGTGCGAGGCCGCGGCCGCCAGGTTCCGCGAGGTCGTGGACTTCGATGCCGAGGCCGAGGCGATCCGTGGGGTGCTCGAATGACGCGGGTGCTGTTCTTCGGCGACCTTGCGGGCACGGGCTTCGGCACCGTGACGATGGACCTTGGGCGCGAGTTGCTGGCGGCGGGCCTCGACCTCCGGTTCACGTCACAGAACGAGTTCGACGACCTTCCCGAGCCGTTCGCCTCGCGCACCTACCGCGTCAACGACCCGGACGGGCACCTCCATCTCGCCCAGGTGGGCGGCATCCACGGCCTTCTCAACGGCGCGGCGTGGGCCGACGGGTGGAGGCCCGAGGCCGCCATCCTGCTCGGCGACTTCCTCGCGGCCAAGATGGTCGTGCTGGGCGACAGGTCCACGGCGGACGCCTTCCGCTCGGTGCCGACGTTCCACTACGTTCCCATCGAGGGCGTCGACCTGCCGCCGTCGTGGGGCGACCTGTGGCGCGTCGTGCGTCCCGTCGCCATGACTAACTTCGGGGCCGACGAGATCGCCAAGATCATGCCCGATCTGCCCCGCCCCCCGATGATCTATCACGGCGTGGACGGCAATCAGTTCCACTTGGCCTCGGCCGAGCGACCGATCTACTTGGAGGACGGCCGCAAGCTGCGCTCGAAGGAGGCGTGCCGAAAGGTGTTCGGCGCCGACCCGACGAGGAGGGTGGTGCTCCGCACCGACCGGCACATGCCGCGCAAGCGATACAACTCCTATCTCCGGGCGATGCTTCCGGTCCTCGCCGAGCGGCCGGACGTTCTGCTCGTCATCCATTGCCGGGTGTGGGACCAGGGCGGCAACCTCGACGACACGCTCTCGAAGTACCCCGATTGGTTCCGTAGGCGCGTGATCCTGACCCGCTTCCACGAGCGCAACGGCGGGGCGACCCGGAACGTGCTGGCGGCGCTCTACAACGCCGCCGACGTGTACGCCTCGAACTCGGCCGAGGGCTTCGGCCTGACCATCGCGGAGGCCATCGCGTGCGGCACGCCCGCCGTCGGAGTCCGCTACTCGTCGGTGCCAGAGGTCATCGGCCCGGCCGGCGTGACGGTTGAAGAGGGCGGACTGATCGACAACGAGTACGACCACTTCTGGTGGGCCGCCGACGAGGAGGCGTTCGGGAACGCGGTCGGCGCGCTCCTTGACGACGAGGTAGCCAGGCGCCGCTGCGCCAAGGCTGGCCCGGCCCACGTCGCCGCTAACTTCACTTGGTCCAACGCGGCCCGGCAGTTCGCCGGACTCATCGAGGCCGCCATTGCGAAAGAGGCCGCCGCATGATCGTCGACGCCAGCACCGTTCGGGACATCCTCGGCCTCGCCGGTTCCAACAGTCGCTACTCGGAGGGCCTCATCGGGTCGAACATCCGTGCGTCCCAAGCGTTCCTAGAGAAGCGCACGGGCCGAGTGTTCGAGTCCACCGTCGCAACGCGCAAGTTCACCACCGAGGGCAAGGCGTACCTGACCATCCCCGGCCTCGCGGCGGCGTCGGCCGTCACGCTGAACAGCGCGCCGCTCGAAGAGGACTCGACGTTCTGGCTCATCCCCGACGCGAAGCAGACGGGCGTCTACACCGGCATCCAGTTCCGGGCCTTCGAGTCGCGGCCGTCCGGGGCGCCGTGGTGGCTCGGGGACCCTGAGTGGTTCGACCGCGGCCTCGACCTCCCGCCGTACTACGGGACCAGCCGCGGCTCGATCCCGAACGACCTGTCGATCACCGGGACGTGGGGCTACACGGCATTCGACGGCGTGCTCGAAGAGATCCCGCGCACGGTGGCGCTCCTCGCCGCGTGGATGACCAAGCGCGGCGATGCCCTGTTCGCGGGCGGCGTGGCGACCCCGGAGGGCCAGCTCTTCGACCTCTCGACGTTGCCGATCGAGGTGCAGGCGTTCATCGCCGAGTGGAAGTTGCAGGGCGGCGGGGCGGAGGGCGTCGGATGACCTTTGCTAGTGGCGCCCCGATCCGGGTCCGCGGGGTTGACAACCTCCAGAAACGGCTCGACGCGCTCGCGGCTGCCGGCAAGCGGCGCGAGATGATGGAACGGCTCGGGCTGGCCGCCAGGGACGAGGCGAAGCGGCTTGTCCCGCGCAAGACGGGCAACCTCGGCCGGACGATCCGCACCGAGGGCGCCACCGAGCGCAGCGTACGCGTCGTCGCGGGCGGCACGCGCGAGGTCGGCTATGCCGCGTACGTCGAGAAGGGCACCGGGCCGCACGTCATCGTGCCGCGCAAGGCTCGCGTGCTCGCGTGGGGCGGTGCCCGCCGCCTATCGGGGAACCTTCGGTCGGGCGCCTCGCCGGAGTTCTTCGCAATGAAGGTCAACCACCCCGGCACGAAGGCGCAGCCCTACCTCGTCCCCGGCGCGCAGAGGGCGATGTCGCGCGGCGGGCTGAAGGAGTCGGTCATCGAAATCTGGAACGAGGCCGCCTAGATGGGAACGACCTTCCGACGCGACGTGCGGGCCGCCCTCTACGGCGTCCTCACCGAGTTCCACGTCGAGAACCCCGGCCTCCTGAAGGCCGCCTATCCCGCCCGCCCCGAGTCGCTGGGCGAGCTCCCGGCCGCGTGGGTGGGCGACATCCCCGAGTCGATCCAACACGACTCCGGCACGCGCGAGCGGGCGCTCCGGCCGTCCATCGTCGTCGCGTGGGCCTTCGGGGAGAACGCCGAGGTCGTGGCCCAGGCCGACACCGTCGTCGATGAGCTGCTCGACCGCTACACGGCGGCGGTGCGCCGCGTGCCGACCTCCATCATCCAGCCGGTTTCCGTCACCGACGGCGAGATCGCCGTGGGCGATGCGTTCTACCGGACGGTCGAGATTGGCTTCGACCGTACCACTATCCGCGAAGGCCGCAGCTAGGCCGGGAAGGAGAAACAGGGAATGCCGATCGCCGGCTTCACCCGGCTGCGGTACACGCAGATCGGGAAGCAGACCGTCATCGGGACCGCCGTCGCAGCGACGCGGCGCCTCCCGTGGCGGGGGATCATCGCCGTCAACCCGAACCGCACGGATGCGGACGTGGACACCGGGACGCTCGATCCCGGCATCCTGCCCTACCCGATGGCGAAGGAGGTGTCGTGGAACCCCACGGCGCCGCTCACCTTCGACGACCTCCCGTACCGCCTCGCGGCGGCGCTGAAGGGCGGCGTCACGCCGTCCGGATCGGCCGGTGCGGGCTACACCTGGACGTTCGCGGCCTCCTCCACGACCGCTGACGACTTCGAGTATTTCACCGTCGAGACGGGCGACGACACGGCCGCCACGGACGGCATCGAGGGCATCGGCGGCGTCATCGACTCCTTCTCCGAGGAGATGCCCGAAGACCTCGGGCCGTGGACGTTCTCCGACGAGTGGGTGTTCGCGGACGCGACGCTCGCCACCGACAAGACGGCTGCGCTCGGGGTGGACGAGACGCCCAACTTCGTCTTCGGCGCCGACACCGAGTTCTTCGTTGACACCGCAGCCGGCTCGATCGGCACGACGAAGTGGACCGACGCGGTCCACTCCGCGACGCTGAGCATCGGCGGCAGCCTCGACCAGAAGCGATTTGCCAACGGGGCGAACGCGTCCAACGCCCGCTTCCGATTGTCGGGCTTCGGCCGCGGCGCCCGCGAGATCGAACTGACGCTGACCGTGGCGAAGACGACCGCCACGATGGCCGAGGCCGCCACGCTCGACGACGATCCGGTCCCGCAGCGGTTCATCCAGCTCCTCACGACCTCCGTCGAGAACGTGGTCGGCTCGACCCCGTACTCGTACCGGCGGCGCGGGTGCTTCACCTTGCGAAGCAGGGAGGACAGCGAGATCGGCGGAAACGCCGTCATCGTCCTGACGTACAGGGCGATGTACAGCTCGACCCTCGGCTACGGCTTCGAGGCCGTCGTCGTCAACGGCCTGAGCGCACTGTAGTCATGGCACTCGAAGGGCGGACGCTCACGGTGGAGTGCCCGTGTCCGGGCACTCCCCATGAGGCGGACACGATCACGTTTCACAAGGTGCTCTCGCTGGCCGGCGGGATCGCCGCCGTCTCCGCCATCCGCGACGGGCTGAACGCCCGGCCGGGGGCGATGGACGGGATCACGCTGGCCGAGCACCTGTTCCCGGTCTACCTCGCCCACGCCGTCGAGGCGTGGACGTTCACCGCCGAGGACGGCGAACCGCTCCCGCTCGACGCGGGCGAGACGCTGCCGTTCTCCACGAAGTACGAGATCGCCGACGCGGCCGACGACCTCTTCGGCGAAGAGGTCACACGCCCTTTAGTGGTGATGACGCGGAAGTCCTCGCCGCATGGGCCGACGGCCGCATCGACATCTCGCACCTCGGCCTCTGGCGGGAAGCGCCGACCGCGCTCCGCGCCATCCTCGCCCGCGACTTCTGCGGCGGGGACTTCAGAAGAGTAGACGCCATGACCTGGGACGACGCGAAGGCCGCCCTCCAACTGCTCGCCGAGGAGCGGGTCGGCATTCGCGTCCGCCAGGCCGAAGCCGCCGAGCAGGCTCGGTTGGAGCGCTCCGCAGCGATCCTGCGAGCGGAGGAGAAGCGCCGTGGCCCTCGCTGAACGGGCGGTGATGGTCGCTGAGCTCCGGCTCGACGACAAGATGACTCCCGGACTGCGTAAGGCGTCCGGCTCCCTCGGCAACTTCGCCAAGCGTGCCGGCCTCTCCTCGCGCAACTTGCAGACGCTCACGACGAACATGGTGCGCCTCGGCGCCGTCGCCGGGGCCGCCATCGGCGGGGCCGTCTATTCCGGCATCCAGTCGCTCGCCGAGCTGGAGGACGCGAACACCGCCACGGCCGCCGCGCTCGAGGCGTCCGGCCTCGCCGCGAAGGTCACGGCGAAACAGATCCGCGATCTGTCCGAGGAGTTGGAGTCGGCGTCGGATGCGTTCTTCGACGACAAGGACATCCAGCGCGGCGCGAACGCCCTCATCCGGTTCGGCAACCTGACCGAAGACAACTTCACGCGTGCGCTTGCGGTGTCCACCGACCTCGGCGTCCGGTTCGGAACCGTCGAGGAGGCGGCCACGAACCTCGCCCGCGCGATGGCCGACCCGGCCCGCGCCACGCGCGTCCTCCGCACGGCGGGAATCGCGCTCACGAAGGCCGAACAGAAGAAGATCGCCGCACTCGTCGAGTCGGGCGATGTCGCCGAGGCCCAGGCGATCATCCTTGGCAAGCTCGAAGAGAAGACGCGCGGCATGGCGAAGGCTGCCGGCGGCCCGTACACTGACGCCCTCAAGAAGCTGAGTGACGCATCCGAGGACGCCAAGAAGGCGCTCGGCGAGGCGTTTCTGCCGGTCATCACGAAGGTCGCGGACAGGCTCCGAACCGCCGTGGGAGACGAACGGTTCATCGCCGGTCTGCGCGAGTTCGGCGCAACGCTGGCATCGGGCCTCGACTCGCTCATCGAGATCGCGTCGAACCTGCCGTGGCAGCAGATCGGGGACTCACTGAAGCTCGCAGGCCAGGGAGCGAAGGCCGTTCTCGGCGCGTTCAACGCGATGCCGCCGTGGGTCCAGACCGCGATCCTGACCGGCTGGGGACTGAACAAGCTCACGGGCGGCGCCATCTCCGGCATCGTCGGGGAACTGGCGAAGGGGCTCGTCAAGGGCGTGCTCGGCATCAACGCGGGCGTCGTCAACATCAACGCGGCCACCGTTAGCGGCCTGCCCGGTGGCGGAGGCCCCGGCGGCGCGCTGCCGAAGGCCGCACCCCTGGCGACCGGCCTCGGGATCGGCGCGGCCGGGCTCGGGACGCTGGCCGCCGGGATCGGCGCCGTGGTCGCCATGAACATCCTTCCCTACGTGTTCAAGGGACCGCAGGGCAGTTCCGGGCCGACGCTGGAAACGAACACTAACCCGTCGTTCGCCACCACTGCCGTCCTCAACTCGCTCGCGCAGCAGATGACGGAGACGGCCCGGAATACGGCCGGCACGGCGCAGCGGGTGTCGGATGTGTCGGCTGACATCCGCAACGGCTTTGCGACCCAGGGCTCGACCATCCGGAACGGCTTCACCACGCTGACGACCGGCGCCACGCAGACCAAGGATGCCATCCGCAACGGCTTCAACATCAACGCGACAAAGGCAGCCGCCTTGGCCTCCACGGTTCGATCCGGCGACGAGCGAACGGCCTCGCGCATCTCGTCGCTTGACGCGGCGACTCGCTCCGGGCTCGCCGGGGTCAGGGGCGCGGCGAACGCGACGGCCTCGGCCATCCGCGGGAAGCGCTGGCAGATCACCGTGCCGGTCACCGTCAACAATGCCGTTTCGGTGCGGGCCGTGACGAACGGCCAGACGACGGTCGCCCGCTACACGGGCGGCGCGCAGACGAGCCGGACGATCCTGTGAGCCTCAACGTACTCATCGACGGCGACCCCATCCTCGAGGGCATCCCGCCGACCTCGCTGACGCCCACGCAGCGGGCGGACAGTGGAGAGGTCGGGTTCGGCGGGTTCGTGATCGAAGACCCGAGCGCCCTCGTCACGACGACGGGCCACAGGTCGCTCGTCATAGAAGAAACGGAGTGCTCGCAGCCGCGCCTCTTCACGGGCTACCTCACCGATCGAAACATCGGACGGTCGGCAGACGAGGCCATGATTGCCGGCGACGACGCCCGGCTGCACAGCGTGGAGGCGGTAGACCTAAACGCCGTCTTCGGCCTCCGCATCATCTCGGGTACCGACGGCAACCGACCGCGCGAGACGTGGACGGCGCGGATGACCTGGCTTCTCGGCTCGGCCTACCTGTCGGGGCTGATCGAGGACACCGGGAACGTCCCGGCCTATACGCTGATGATGGACGCCGCGGACTACCGCGACGGCTATCCGAAAGCCGTCATCGACGACCTCATCGAGCGGAAGAGCGACACGCCGCTCCACTACTTCGCCTACTGGGACACGTCGGCATCGGCCGTCGGCCTGTTCGTCGGGACGCTGGCGACCGGGAATATCGGCACCTCGACGCTCTCGATCTCGAACGACCTGTCGGAGGTGGACTCCGACACCGTCTTCGCTCCGTCGAAGGACACGACGTTGAGGCGGTCGCCGGAGACGGTCTACTCTGAGGTCGTCGTTCAGTACGGCGCCGGGAGCCGCGTGTACCGCAAGCGGCAGTCCACCGCCGACGCCTACATCGCTCGCGGGACCACGATCACCCGTCCGTACACGAAGAGCGCGACCACGGCGCAGAGCCAGGCGGAGCGCTTCCTGTCCGCCCACGACTCCGAAGAGGACCGGATCTCGACGGCGATCGTCGTTCCAGCGTCGAAAGCGGGCCTCATCACGCCGGGGATGCTGGTGCCCTGCCACTTCACGAACCTTCCCGACTATGAGTCTGACTGGACCGACCTCCGCGTAGCCGAGATCACGCCGACGCCGACGAGCGACGTGGCGAACTACTACGAGCTGCGGATGGAGCTGGTCGCGCCGCGGGCTAGTTCCGCCATCGGCGCGAATGTCTGCGACACGAACTCGGCGCTCGGGATCGAACCGACGGCGAACACGAACGTTCCGGCTGACCTCTACGGTGCCGGTGGTGAAGGCGACGTGATCCACCAGCCCGAGACGGCCACCGACGACGATCTCCCCGAGTCGCCTAGCGATACCGACGGCGCATACTACCGTTCCGGGGTGTGGCAGGACGCGGAGACGCTCGTGTATCGCGAGTGGGTCATCACGCTGCCGGCCGAGGGCTCGATCAGCGCCGTCACGGTGCAGGCGTGGTACTACGGCTCGGACCTGGGCAACCACTTGTCAAAGGCGTACGTCAAGGTCGGCTCGACCAAGTTCGACTCTTCGTACGCGACGCTCAACGATACGAACGACTGGCCGCTGTTTGAGGCCTATGGCAACCCCGACAGCTTCGCGACGTGGACCTTCCCGGCGACCATATCGGATACCGTCACCTTCGGCTTCGAGAAGCTGACAGCGAACCTCGAATACGTTCCCTACTGCTCGGTCCACGAGATCACGTTCTGCGTCACCGATCTCGACGAGGAGGTCGATGTCGGCGTGGTCCCACCCCCGCCCGTGCTCTCCACGGGCGACCCCACGGCCGACGACGACGAGGCCGACGGCTACGCGGTAGGGCAGGAGTGGACGAACACGTCCACCGGCCAGCAGTTCGTTCTCATCGATGCGACAGAGGGCGCGGCCGTCTGGATCGCGGTGCCGCGGGAGCTTGACGACCTGGCCGACGTGAACGCCGCCGCCCCGGACGACGGCGATGTGCTGACGTGGGACGACGGGGCTGGCGAGTGGATCGCATCGGCAGGGGCCAGCGGCTCGGTCGCGCTCGACTCGATATGGGACGCGAAGGGCGACCTGGCGGTCGGCACCGGGTCCAACACGGCCACCCGACTCGCCGTCGGGACCGACGGATACGTCCTGACGGCGTCGGCGAGCGAGACGACCGGCCTGGTGTGGGCGGCATCATCTGGTAGCGGAGGCTATCCGCTCGACAACGAATACAGCCTGGACGCGACCTACGGGGACAACTTCAACGGGTCAAACCTGAAATCGATCTGGACTCGCCGAAACTACACCTCGGGAGCGGAAACGTACCAGACGGGCGCGAACCAGTCGATGCTCCGCATCGCCAAGACTGGACGGACGAACGGCGACGGCTACTTCCAGACGGCGCCCTCCGGGGACTGGACGTTCGCGATGAGGTTCATCCCCCGCTTCTGGGGCGCGGCTACCGGCCTCGCATGGGGCATCGGCGTCGTTGACACGGCCGGTACGGGCGTGGCGACGTGCTTCTACTCGAACCCGAATGCGCTGCTCCTCGCATCCGTGACGACCTATTCCACCTATGGCTCGACATATGTGCAGCCGGGCGGGAGCGGAACAAACCCCAACGTGTCGATCTTCGGAGCGTATCAGTGGAAGGAGACCCCGACGTGGATCTACCTCCGCAAGAGCGGCACGTCCTACTACTGCGCCTATTCGCTCGATGGCGAAGTGTGGTCGCCGGAGTCCAGCGGGATCACATGGACGGGCACGGTCGATCGGATCGCGATGATGGACGGCCCGCTCGGCTCGGCGGGGTACTTGACCGCCTCGGTGATAGAGGTTGACTGGTTCAACAAGATCGCCTGAGAAGGAGCACGCAAGATGGCGCAGAACCTCACACTCAACTGGGACGAGCGGGCGAGGGTCACCCTCGCCACGGAGTACGAGGACGGCACCCTGGTCGATCCTGGCCGGGGCTGGTCGTGGGTCGCGGTGCCGACCGGCGTGGCCGTCGTGACCGGCGCGCCCGGCGCGTACTACATCGAGGCGAAGGCCGCCGGCACAACCACGCTGTCGTTCACCGTCGGGGAGTTCACCGAGACGGCGCAGGTGACGGTCATGGCCCCTTTGGCCGTCCGGCTGGTGGTGTCCATCGGCCCCGCTGAGCTGAAGGCCTAGTCATCGAGCACGATCTCAACACCGCCCGGCACGGGAGTGACGTGCGCTCACGACAAGCTCCCGGCGTGGCGGTAATTCCGGACACGCAAACCTTTGGTTTGCTTGCGTGTCCGGAATTCGGTCCGGACAGCATTCCGGACACGGGCCACGCTCAATTCCGGACACGGATGGGCCTTTCCGGACACAGTTCCGGACACCGCGCGCCAGCCTGTCCCGAAGTGAATTCCGGACACGCTCAGGCCGCCTTCTGACGGAGCGCGAGCCGATACGTCACGCCGCGGCCGCGCGTCCCGAGCTTGTCCAGCCAGCCTTCGCGCACCATGCGGTAGAGCGCTTTGCCGAGCCGTTCCTTCGTCCGCTGCAGGTCTTCCGGACCGCCGGACTCGGACTGCGCCAGCAGGTCTTCCGCCATGTCGCCGACCGACGCCGGCCCGTGCGCCAGGAAGCCGAGAATCCAGTCGCGCGTGCTCTCGTCGTCGTCGCTGCGCACGACGGCATGCGGGCGGTGGTCGTCGCCATACTCGAACGCGAGCAGGATGGACGGATCCCGGCCCGACTCACCACCGGGCGCCCGCGGCGCGATACCGCGGGCGTCTTTCTCCTGATGCGATCGACACTGCGGGTGCCCAGGATCGCCGCCAACCTCGAAGCCGCCCGGGAGGTCGCCAGACATCTTCGTCCGGCTCACCCGGAAGCCGAAGGTTCATGTGGCCGTCTGCCGCGTGATCGGCGACTGTCGATTTCGGACGGGGCGAGCCGGCCTCCAGCCGCGCCCGCCCCGTCGGACTCCCGCCCCATGCGGTAGCCGGCGGAGGGCCCCGCCCCCGAGCCGGGGCGCTCCGCGAGATACCGGATGTGGGCGTCGAGGACCGCCATCAGGCAGTCCGCGCAGTAGGCCCATCCGTTGATCGCTCGCCGCTGGCATCCCGTGCCAGCGCAGGGGCGGCTCATGCCGCTGGCTTCCGCCGGGACATCTCGCCGATCGCGCGACGCACGCGCCGGGAGAGCAGCTCGCCCACGTTCGATCGAAGCTCGATCGCGGAGATGTTCTGCTGGGTGTAGCCGAGGAACGCCGCGAGCTCGACCTGGGTGATCCCCGCCGACTCCCGCAGCTTCCGAAGGTCCGCACCGTTCATGCGTTGTAGCATGTTGCGATTGGTACAACTTGTCAAGCACCAATCCGGTCCAGTACCATCCGGCCACGACTAGGCCGAAAGACGGTTGGACGCGCGTGGGTCCGACTAGGGCGACGGGAGGTTGTCACATGTTCGCGCACGACCCGCCGTGTCGCACGCCGGAGGAGCACGCCGGCAACCGCATCGTCGAGCAGCGGTGGTGGCCGCCGGTCCTCGACGATGACATCGACCGGTGGCGGAGAGAATACGAGGAGGAGGTCCGCGAGGCCACGGCGGCCCTCGATGACTGGTCGCCCGGCGAGCTGGCCGAGGCGTGGGGCTGCTGACATGCGCGACCCCGACAGCCGCGAGGCGCTCCTCTACGAGATCATCGACCTGCGTCGCCGCCGGGACGCGCTCCGGTCGGTGGCCGACGACGAGGCGCTCAGCTATGGCGCGCGGCACATAGCGCGGATCCAGGCGTCCGAGGTGACGCGGGCCATCCACGTCGTTCGCCGCATCTATCGGAACCTCGACGACATCGAGCGCCGCCGCTCGGAGGACTACCTCCGGGCGTGCTACTTGGAGACGGTGTCGTGAGCGATAGCCGCGCCCTCGACGACCTCGGCCGGATTACCCGGCGCCGCCTCATGGTGGAGGACGAGGCCGACTCCATCCGCGATCTGATCGACGACCTGGCGAAGCGGCTACAGGCCAACGAGGAACGGCTGGCGCTCATCCGCGAGCAGGAAGCCGAGGCGTGGGTGCGCGTCGGGGAGGCGACCGATGAGCGCCCCGAGTAAGGCCATCGACCTCGCCCGCGTGGGCATCTCGAAGTCGCTCATGACGAACCCCTGCGAACGTAAGGGCTACTACTCCGAGATCATCCGCCAGCCGGACGGCGCCCGGATGCTGTTCCCGATGCCCTCTCGCGTCCAATTCGGGCGGGCCATCGACCGCGTCCACGCCGACATCGTGTACGCCGCCGCGACCGGCAACTGGCCGAACCTGTCGGACGTGCGCGAGTGGACCGAGGCCGCCGTCGAGGAGGCCCGCCAGTCCTACGAGGACGGCGAGTGGACTGACGAGGTGGACTTGGGCGAGTTCGGCGCCGAGGTGGGCCGCTGCATCGACGCCTTCCGCACGCAGCCCGACGGGTTCGAGCGGCTGAAGCCGTACCTAGATGGCATCAAGGTGCAGGGCGACGACGGCCGCTCGCTCCGGGCGGGTGACGTGATCGGGACGCCCGACTACATCCTGCCGGACGGCATCCTCGACGTGAAGACGTCCGAGCGCCGGTACTACCCCGACAAGTTCACCGAGTCGGCCGAGATGCCGGTGTACGCCTACCTCTACCGCGAGGAATACGGACAGGCGCCCGTGCGGCTCGCCTATCAGGTGTATGTCCGCATCCAGAAGCCGTATTGGCAGTGGCTCGAGCTCCCCGGCACGGACGCGCTCGCTGACCTCGGGGGCCGGCTCGCCGACTCCTGGCGCAAGCGGCTGCTCATCCGCGACGATGACGTGTTCGCCACCGACCGCCGCTACTGCGGCGATTGCCCCTACGCCAACCCCATTCCCAAGGTAGGGTTCGAGGGCTGCGACATCGGGCAGCTCGCCCTCGCCGCGCAGCCACGGGAGGGGGTCGCATGACCACGCTCCGCGACCCGTTCGCGGTCATTCACCAGAAGCCGAAGAAGAACAAAGACGGCAGCACGACGCTGCTCGACTACATCTCGTGGTCGCAGGTGGCCGACCGGCTCGACGAGGCGGCGCCCGGATGGTCCTTCACCATCGTCCAGGTCGGCGAGGACTGGGCCTGGGGCCGCCTCACGATCGACGGCCGGACGTTCGAGAACATCGGCTACGCCGAGAACGTCGATGCCTCGTGGAAATCCGAGGTGCTGAAGGACGCGGTGTCCGACGCCCTCAAGCGGTGCGCCGCCATCGCCGGCGTGGGCCGCTACCTGTACGATCGCGACGCTCCCCGCAGTTCCCATGCGCCCGCACCCTCCGGCGCGGCGCGTCCGGCAGCGGCTCCGCCCCCGGCCCCTCCCCCGGCGGGCGGAGCCGTCTGCCCCATTCATGGCGTCCAGTTCTCCGGCCAGCCGGGGGATTATTGGCACAAGACGCCAGAGGGTCGCTATTGCCGACCCGAGGGCCAGCCGAAGCGGGAACGGGCGCCACGGGCCGAATCTCGGCCCCCTGTGGCCCCTGAGCCGAGCGAGCCCCCCGAGG